GCATTTACTTGGAGAGCATATTGTGTAGTTGCTGAACTATTTATAGTTAAACTTCCAGCATCACTTGCTTGAGTTATAGTTGTCAAACCAGTTACATTTGGTGTTGTCAGTGTAGGGCTTGTTGCAAACACTAAACTACCTGAACCTGTTTCATCAGTCACTGCTGTTGCTAATTGTGCTGAAGTAGCAGTTAATGTATTACTTCCAAGACTAATAGATTTATTTGTTAAAGTAGAACTACTTGAAGCAGTAATTCCTCCTGCACCAGCAAAGATATTGGCTACAGTCGCTTTTCTTGTTGCAGAAACAGACATATCCACTACTGCAAGTATATCTGTAGTAGCAATAGATGTCTCCTCCGTTAATTCTGTAATTTTTGTGTTTACGATTTTTTATTACCTCTTTATATTGATTATAACCTTTGTTATTTATTAAGTTTGTGTCACACTTATAGTAATCACGTTAATATAAATCGCTTTCTTACTTGCAGTCTTTGCAAATGCAGAGATTAGATTATGCGTATACATAGTGCCTGTAGTTGCAGCATTAAACATCCCAATCTCTGCTAAAGTATACCCATTAGCATCAGTAGTATCAAGTCTAAGTTGTGATTTGAATTGATTACTACTAAGTGTGGAAGTATATTCTGCATTCCTGTCCACTTCTGCTCCAAGCACTGTATCAGCTTCAACTGGAGTAGTAGTGTCTGTACCTACTCCAATATGAGTTATATTAGTGTCTAAGCCTGCTATAACGTCTGTTGCTGTATTTCCTAAAATAAAAGTTGTAATCATTTTTATTCTACAAGTAATATGTCTCCACTCTCGGTTGTTAATATATCATCACTTTCTGTAGTTAAATAAGTTGTGGTTAGTGGCTCGTCAGTATAACCTCCAGTATCTCGCATAATCGGACCAAGTCCAGAGTCTAACATTTGGTTTCTAGCAGCTGCGCCATCTTCAAGTAAATAAAACGTATCAGCATTCCAAGTTCTACGAGTTAGAGACACTATTTGGGTAGTGTAAGTAATTGTTGCAGAATTAGAAACAGTCTGAACTTTATTTGAAATAGATACATTAATATTATTCTGTTCTAATTGTTGAATTTCATATTTAAGTTCTTTAATGAAATCTACAACTTCACTTCTAGGCTCACCTACTTCGATTTCTAATCCATCTAATGTGAAGTAAACTGCAGAGATTAAATAATAATCTGCAATTGTGACTCCTTCAATTGTATGTAATGAATCGATAACATATATTTTATCTCCTGGTTTAACTTGACTTGCATCTAAAGTAGAAACGATTCTAGCTTTATTACTATAAACTGGTCTGGCCCACCTATTAACATATTCATAAGCATAATCAATAGCATCATCGGTAGATTTTAAATGATTTCTAACGATACTTTTTTCTATTGTACCATATTGTGCTACAAGAGAATAGTCTGCTTCAACTCCAGTTAAATCAATTGGAATTTCATAATCGTAAGTTGCAATAATATTATCTGTACCACTTACAGGTGCAGATAAGAAAGTAATAATTTTATCTTTAGGTACTACAGTAAAATCTCCAGTATTTTGTCCTGTTACTTGTAAAGTCTTTTCAACCCCACCCACAACCACTTTAATATTATTAAAAATATGGGTTGTAGTAAAATCAGTTTGAGCGCCAGTCCCAGAAAAAGATTCACTAAATCCGTTTCTAGTTTCCTTACCACCAATCAAATTAAGTTTAGTTACTTGTTTATCACTTGTAGCTTTCCAGCCAGTTTCAAAAACACAATTAACCCCATTCTCTAAAGTGATTGAAGATAATGTGCCCCCTCTTTGAATTAGATTAAATACTTTAGTAGTATAATTTATTTGGTAAGTTAAGTCTGGACTTCTATCTAAAATATCTTTAATCACGTCCCAAGCATATTTTCTATCTGCAAGATAATAATCAATTGTAATTCCTGTAGATAAAGTAGTTGCAAAAGTTAATGATGAGTATCCTTCTACTATATTTTGTATAAAAGTTTCAAGCGCTATTGATTGGAATACTTCTGTCACTGTTTGTTCAGTAAGTTCAATATCATAAGTATAACAGATTAATTCTACCAAACCTACTTGGTCTCCAGATAAAGGATTTCTCTCTTTACATATACCTGCAAATTGTAAAACGTCATCATCATCATAGAATTTAATTTCATTCCCAGGATTAATTGCAATCTCTTCACCAATAACAAATGATGCTTTATCTATCTCTTTATCATCAGAATATTCAACACTCCAATCATTAACATCATCATAACCTAAAGTACTATTAGGTGTTTGTAAATTCACTAATACCATTTTATCCTGTCAAATCTGCACCTACTACAAAGGTAATCATTAATTGTCTCTCATCTTGACCTGATGCATCTTTAGATAAACTATATCTCTCAATATTAACTTTATCTGTAGTCCCATCATAATTTAAGTTTGTAGGTCCTTTAGTTTCAAATATATTGCTAAGTTTAGTCTTGTCTGCAGAATTAATAAACCCATTAATAGTTATTCTCTTTTCTGACCTAAGTAAATCTAGAACTTTAGTTTCCTTAATAGTACCAGTAGAAGGAGTTTTAACTATAGTAAGAATTTTATTTCTAGTCACATCTATCTTTTCACAATAAATAGTGATTTGGTTTACACCACCACTATCAAGTATTGCATCATTTATTGTTGCTTCACTATATTCTGTCATTTTTATGCCCTCGTAATTCTTCTTAAATCATCCATTAATCTTCTATTGTTCTCGTCAAGCATTCTTTGGAATTCTGCTTTATCTGAAACTGATACATTATATGTAGCATTGATTACTTGTGAACTTCCTCCACCAGCTGGACCACCTTTAGTTGCAACTAATGTATCTTGTGGGCTGATAGATACTGGATCAGAACCTGGTCTCCAAATCATATCATTAAATTTCTTAGGTGATGAAGTACTCTTACTAGAACTTCCAGAATCTTTACTTCCTCTACCAATTCCAAACTTACTTAAGATATAATTTTTAACTGCAGATAATGAAGGAATCCATCCTAAGAATGCATCTTTTAACCAAGACCAACCAGATTTAATTCCATCCACTAATGCTCTTGCCATCTGTGCTCCAATACTACCTATATTCATTATGAATTTCAATAGAGTAAGTCCTAAGGTTGCAAATAATCCTATAACTAATTGAACAAATCCTTTCAACATATTCCAAATACCACTAAAGATTGAGAAAAATCCCTCTTTAATTTTAGTTAAATCTCCAGTAAATAACCCTACAAGTATACTCCAAAGTCCTTTGATAATTTGTATTGCTCCTGAGAATATATTAGAGATACCATCCCAAATCATTTGTACAAAAGTTTGGATACCTAAAAAGTTTTCTTCAAATGCTTGTCTAAATACTATCCAAGCAAGAATAGCTGCAGCTAAAATTGCTATAAATGGTGCAAACATTGCAGATAAAAATGCGCCTGCAGCAGTAGCAGTAGTTCCTAATGCAGTCAAAGCTGCAACCATAGCCATAACTGCTATTGCTATTGCTCCTCCTACTGTTAAAATAGTACCTAACACTATACCTACTATTGCAAGTATCCCTATTACTTTTTGAACAGGTTCAGGTAAATTCATAAAAAATTCAGCAAATTTCAATAGATAAGGAAATATCATTTCCATTACAGGTAAAAATAATACCAATAACATTGCTTGAAATAAATCAAATACTCCAAATGCTTCCATTACAGGATTAAATAATTGAATAAACATTGAACGCATAGCCATTCCAAAAAACATCACACCAAGCATTGGCATTAATAATTTTTTAGATGCAGCTTGAATAGCATTTAATTGTTTAGCAAATCTTCCACTATACCCTGTAGCATCAGAAAAGGCTTCATTTTGCTTTCTTAAAGTTTCGTTTTGTTTTTTTATAGATTCTTGTTGTCTTTCAAATGCCCTTTTTTGTTGCATAACTGAAGATAAAAGAATCTTATCTTGAGCTTGTACTGAACGAGCAGTGTCTAATCTTAATTGGAGCATTTTTTTTTGTAATGCTTCAAGACCTCCTTTTTGATAAGTTGTTTCAAATTTCAATAAAATTCTTTTCTGTTCACTATCCATTTTTATATCCTATCTACTCCTTGGTTTTCCCTTATTATAAACCTTATGTTTTTTTTGCTCATTTTCTGTTTGCTCTGCTTCAAGTCTATTCAATATGTCAAGCTCTTCTAACAAGATATTTATCTGGTTAAGTCCGATAGGTTTTTGTTTAACTATGAACTGGAGTTGTCCTTCAGGATTATATACTTCAAACTCTCGTCCTACTATATCTCCTGCAAGACCTATTTGTTTCATCAGATTAACGATTGGAGTTAAGTCTGACGTTTGAGTTCTAAGTTCAGTCTCCTTACCTAAAACTCTATTTGCTAAATTACCAAGTTTGTCCTTAGACATTCTTTATACTTGCAGTCAAATCTTTATTCTTTGCAAGTTCTTGTTTATCTTTAATAAATTTAGTTATATCTGGTTTGGATTCCTTCTCAGCTTTAGGGAAGTTATTAACCTCTGAAATAATCTCGAACAGTTCCATAATCAAACCTAAATCAAGTCTATCTACTGCAGCTTCATCAATGTCAAGAGATAATGCAATAATAGGTTTCATTGCAGAAATAACTTTATCCATATCAGTAGTATCATTCATTTGACTGAACTTACTAAACACTGGACTTGTGATTGGGATAGGTTTGAATGTTAGTTCAATTTGTTCCTGACCTTCTACAGGATTTCTTGGTACTTTGTATGTCTTTTCTTTAATGTATAGTTTTTCTAAATTTAGTTTATTGCTCATCTTTTAATTTCCTTACCATTTACGGTTTTAATTGTTTTTTTATCTTCAGAAGTTTCTTTACTTGCAGAGGAAGATACTCTTGCTTCTAACTGAGTTAATCTCTCATTTAGGTCTTCAATCTCGTCTAATAACATTCTTTGATTACTATCCAAAAGTCCTCCTAACAAATATTTAAGACACATACCATAATCTCCTGCGAATTCCTCATTTGCAAGTTCTATGAATTTATCTCTATCTTTCTTAGGTACTCTAGATATATGTAAACTATCTTGATTCCTTGTTATTTTATTTAAAATTTTATTTATGTTATCTCTCTCTTCCATTGTTTATTATAGAAAAATAGTTATTAAACTATTTTATCCAAATTTGTTTGAACTTGTATATGCTGCAATTGCAGGTAATATATCTGTGCTTGTAGCTCCTGCACAACTTTCCATCATTAAGTTAGCGCTGTTTGATTTATCAAACGGACCACATTTACCAACAATAGTGTATTTTAAAACACCGTCAGTGAATGAAGGTTTAACTGATGTGAAGTGTACATTAGCAAATCCTAGTCTCATTGCAGAAGCATTAGCTGCTGTTGCACTTTGAGCTGTAGTTGCTGTTGAGTCATTAGTCCATAGACATAAAACTCTGTACTTGTTTCTAGTATGGTCGTTCGTGATTCTAAGTGGACCGCTTGTATCAGCAGTACTTAATAAATCAAAGAATCCTGTACCAGTTGTACCTGATGCTGTACCTGCTTCAAGTGGGTATGCCTCAAATGTAATTGATGTATCAGCTTGTGGATTCCATTTCATTACTCTACCACCACTAACTAATGCTACTCCTTCAACATCTTTATCTCCAATGTCAAAGTCTACTGTCTCTGTTAAACCTGCAAATTGAACATCACTACTACCTTCTTTGGCAATAGCAATTAAGCAAGTTTCCATCCATGCGTCACTAACTGGGTCAGCTACCATTTTTTATTATTTCTTTTTACCTCTATTTTGTTTTTTAGGTTCTTCTTTTGGAAGTTCCACAATCTGTTCAATTTGCTCTTCGTTTAGTTTCACTTCCCAAATATCATTAGACACTAATGGTTTGGAAGTCAAGATATAAGAACCTGGACCAACTATGATGTCTGCACCATTGATTCTTAACTTTCTTGGGTCTTTAGTTTTATTAGTTACTTTATACATTTTTCTTTGTTACTTTATCCATTTCTGCTTTTAACATTCTAGTCAGTTTAGGTCTTGCAAGTCTATATCCTGCATTAATGAACGGGTGTTTCTTTACAAAGATACCATACTTCTGTCTTCTACCTGCAGCAATAGCATTAGCTGCTTTCTTAATATTAGTATTCTGTGCTCTTCTAGCCCATCTAAGTAATTTTGGTCTATTCCTTTGAATATTAACCCAATGAGGGTTCATACTATCAAGGTAGATACCAGCAAGACTCATATGTAATTCACCAGAGTGTGGTTTCTGTACCCAATTAATACCGTTCTTTTGTAAGTCACCTTCGAAGGTATTTCTTGAAGCAGATGCTTTCAAATCTCTAACTAATACTGGGCCCCATCTACTCATAACTTTATGGCTTACTTTTCTCATTGCAGTAGACATATACTTAAGTCTAGTGTCTACTTTTTTTAAGTCATTTAAGTTACGAATACTAATAGTAATTACCATTTATGCAGTCACATTCATCTTAGTTCTGAATGTTAATGTGAAGGACTGAACATAAATACGTTCATTATTCAAATCATCAACATCATTACCAGTAGAATTTACTTTTGCAAACTGGATATTATTAGCCTTCAAAGTATTACGTACGGCAATAGTATTGAATGTTTGGATAATATCATCAGAGATTGCAGTAACATAAGCCCTACCGTTCCCATCTAGACCTCTACCATTATATTGTCTATCACTTGCGTAAATATCAATATCAACTGACCATTCAATCATCTTAGATACATTATCTAAAGAATTAGCATTATCTAAGAATTCTACATTTGCAGGATGAATAACAATAAATGGATAGCCTTTGAAATCATTAGCCTTCACGTCTGGGAATCTTGAGTATACCCATTTCCTAAACTCTGCTGAAGAAGTTGTAGGGTCAGCGACATAACTCTTATTATTTACAATATCGTAAATGTTTTCCCAAGCCTGGCTTAGAATATTACTATAGTTGATTCGTGTTGCTACCATTTTTTGTTATCCTCAGATAAAGTTTAGAAAATATACCCTCAAGCATATCTCTATGTGTTTCCCATGTCTAAAACTCTATACTTGTCCAAGATTTCTTTAATCTCGTCAGCATTAGGGTTTAACATCTCTGGATTAAATTCGTTCTTTCCACCAATTAAAGATTTACTAATAGTATCATTAAACAACATTTGAATTGCATATAATAGTGTTAATCTTTTAATGTCTTCAGGAACTTCATCATAACCATAATAGTAAGTTACCTCAAACCTATTAGGTATGTCAGCAGTGATGCTATCTACATCTGTATCTTTATATATATAAACCTTTCCAGTATCTTCATCAGCAAAGTATCCAGAGTCCCAAGCAAGAACACTATAACTAACTGCAGTACCTTGATAAGTTTCAGACACTCTAACAATAGTTGTATGTATCTCGTCTGCAGTAGTATGTGTTGCAGCAGTAGAACCAAGCTCACCTCTAACACAACCAGTTAAAGTATCAGTACCTATCCCAGTATAACTAATTATTTCTGAACCAATTACAATTGAACCACTCGTAGGTAATTTAGCGCCATCTCCAGTCTCTAAATCAATCGAAGTTGCTGCTGCTGATATATCTGTACCAAGTGCTACAACAACATCAATTACTGGTCTCTTCTTAGTAAAGTAAGCTCTATTATATTCTCCCTGGGAAGGTAGAACGTCTACTCGTACAGGATAGTCAGGATTAGTTGCAGTACCGTCAGTGAACATAGTATTAGTTCCTTTATTCACTCTATCTTCTGCTCGTGCAATAACTGTAGATAATTGTAAATCGCTCATACCATTAGTGATATAAGAATACTCTGCATAGATTTTATTAGTTGAAATTAATGTTCTACCTGCAGTAGTTAAAGTAACCATTCCTTTAGTTAAATCTAAAGTGTAGTGTGTAGTTTCAGTTAATGCAGTTGCTGTAGGTTCAGTAGCACCATAATACAAAGTGTAACTACTTGATAGTATGTTTTTCTGGTCCAAGTAAAATACTAAAGTTGTATTATTTCCAGTACCTACTTCTTCTTTTGTAGGAGAACTTCCAATATCCCAGCCTGGAACATTTGCTTTTATCTGTAATACTTCAGCTAATTGAGTTGTAGTTATGTATGCCATTTTACTTTCTAAATAATCTCCTGAAGAATTTCTTAATTTTGTAAAAAAGTTTTTTTACCATTTTAATATGTTTTAGTTTTTGTTATTTATAAAAGTTCTTATTTTTTCACCACAAGTTCTATAAACTGGATTATTTATTGCACGAAAATATACTTCTACGGTATTAGTATCCATTTGTTCACAGCAAACAAAATAACCATTACTACGAACAATAGCAAAATGTTTATTAAAATAAGTTTGAAAATAAGACGTTTTGTTACATTCATACCAAGATAGTAATCGTGCAGACTTTTGGAGTAATTTTTCAAGATTTTCATTGTTTACCATATAAGCAATATACATTTAACATATTTTTAGTTGCATATTTACATTTAAACTGTCTATCTCCTACCCATTCATACATTTCGCAATATTTAGGTAATAGTTTAATATCACAAAACGTACCAACCATTGCTTCTTCGTCAAGCATTGCCATGTGTCCTTTACATTCTGGACCTAAGTCCAGCTCGTGTGCTGCCATTCTACATAATAAACTTTCTAGTTCGCTCATTTTCTATCTTATCTCCTTAAAGTTAATTGCTGCACGCATAGCAGATGCTGCACCAATTCCTGTTGCAACTAAAGTGAATGTTCCTGTTGCTATTTGTGCGCCAGCCCTGTTTAATGCACAAGCATACTTACTTGTAATGTCTGCAGATAATGCTTCTTTTTGTTGCGCACTTGCAGCAACATAACCACTTGCAATAACTATACCTCCTGTACCAAGTCCTGAAAATGTTCCTCCTGTTCCATACTCAAATGCCGAACTTGCTGTATTTATGTCTGCCCATGTTGGAGCAACACTAAATGTTCCACCTATTAATAATTCCCAATAAACTGGAGAATTTCCTGTCACAAGCATAGAAATAGGACCTAATACTAAATCTTCACGATTTATTATCCCATTATATGTCGTTTTAGGTCTGATTGATACAATATGTGCTCTAGTGCCATTTCCAGCTGTTGCACTTACATCTGGTGTTGATAATTGATATGCTCTATCTTCTTCAAAACCACCTTCACTATGAACTGCTGCACATTTAAAATAACTTGTTTTAGTGGTTGCTGTAGATGTTGCAGTTACTAAGATTTGGAGAGGTAATGTTCCTGATTGCATATAAGGTACATCTAAATTATTTGCATTTTTAAATTCATGGAAATAATATAGAACACCATCAATATCAAATCCACATCTAACTCTACCCATGCCTAAGAATTGCAGGTCGATGAATAGGATTTGTGCTTTTGTAATATCTAATGTCAATCCACTTCTACCTGTACCGTCTAATTTATCTATGTTCCAGTCTGCTTGGTTTACAGCATTATCCACAACAGAACCTGAAGTAGATGTTCTTCTAACTACTTGTAATCCTGAAGTTCCATTCTGTCTGAAAAATATTCCATTATAAGTATCGAAATATCCTGCTTCAAATACTGCTCCAGCAACTGCAGCACCACACACAAACGTAACTGCAATCTCGTGAGACTTGGCTGGCTGATATGGGATATACTTATATGATTGCATAAATGATGTACCTGAACCTGCAGTACAACTAAGGACACATAATCTCGTATTTGCATCATGCGTAGGAACTATACCTGTACCTGTTGCACCCCTCTCCATTTGAACAGTAACTGCACCATATTGTGCTGACACAGAAAATAAGTTTGTAGGTTGTGATACTCTAAGTCTACTAAATGCATCTATATTAGCACTATCTCCAAATCCCACAGGTAATGGGTTCATTAGACTTATACTTGAACCATTATCACCACTTACCATAGTAACTGCTTTGGCATTTATACTTGTTCTATGTTCTTCATTTGCAATCTGGTGTTCTGATTCTTGCACCATTTTATCTAGTACCTAATATGTAGTGTGCTTCAGTAATTTGTGCTGGTGTTACTCCAACAAACCCACCTTGGATTTGGATTTTAAAGAAAGGTAAAACTCCTTCAATATGAAAAAATAAAAGCATATTCTTATCTTCATCAACGTCTACTTCAGTATATTCACCATATTTAACCCAAGAATTCTCGATAGTTTCTAATCTATAAGGTATTAAATAATCTACTGAATCTGTTTCAGACTTCCTACCTATTACACGTACTCTAAAATCCTGTGAGCTGTTAATATCTAATCTCAAGTATAAACCTATTACTGTGAACCCAAAACAATCATGGATTGTTCCTAAATCTGCCCAATCAGTTGTAATATCTTGTGGAGAATTAATCAATGGTGATAATGCTGTATGTCCTCTAGCCATACTCATTATAAAAGTTTAGAATTTATAAATTTATCCAAACAAACCTTTCTTTTTAGCAGGTTTTGCTACTACTTTCTCTACTTCTTCAGATTTAACTTCAGGAATAGAAACTTTAGCCTTTGACTCTTCGGATTTTTCAACAGGAGATTCTTTGTACATTGTAGCCCAAACTACTGCTAGTTCGTCAGGTACAACATCTCCTTTTTTAAAATCACCAATATTAACTTTTGCAATGTATGCCATTTTATAGAATAATTAAAAAATAGGTTTAACCTATTTATACGTACATGTATTGAACTACGTAAACGTGGTCAGTAGTTCCACCTGCAGCGTCAAGTGTAAGTGTATAACTTGAAACTGTGCAAGTAATTGCATCACCTGTAGTATTATCTCTTGCTGAAATAATTCTAACTGTTTTACCTGTGATTGTTGGAACTACAACTGTGTCTGCTGAGTCCATTGTTGATGGGGAAACCCATGTCTTTATTGTTCTTGTGGAAGTTAATGTATTCTCAACTTCTGTACCTGAAACATAATCTACTGCTGCCATTTTTTATTTATTATTTTTTGTGTTTTCCTTTCAATTCTCATATGACAATTTCTACAAACTGTAATTAAATTGTCAAGAGTATTTTTTCCACCATATCTGAAAGGTATTATATGGTGAACATCTAAACGAACATATTGAACTCCACAAGATTGACAAGTTAAATTATCTCTAATTAATACTTGTTTTCTTACTTCATTCCAATCAGGTCCATATTTGTGGTTACTCAAACCATCAATATAATTCCAAGGTTTTATATTAGTTTTAATATTTTTATTCCAAGGAATTTGACCTTTTTTAAACCCAGTCGTATGACCTAATCTTTTACCTTTACTAAAAGTATTTCCAATTAAGTCAGGTCTTTTTTTTCCAAATTTAGCTTTACTAATTTGAGGGGCTTTGATATCTTTATTCCATACTTGAAATCCTGTTTCATGTAGCAATTTTAATGCTTCTTTATGATTTCTTCTCGGAATATTGTATCTATTAAGTACAGTTAATACTGTTCTTTTAGTTATATCTAATTTTTGACTAATCGTGACAGAACCATATTTCCCATTAACATATAAATCAACAATTTGTTTTTCAATATGTTCAGGAGTTTGGTTATAGTATCTCATAGTCATATTTAAATTTTGTTACTTTTTAAAAAGTAAAAGATACTTATGATAAAGTATCCAACATGTGAATTCTTCTTGGTTGTTCGTAAACAGCTGCTAAGTATACGCTTACGTATGCTTCTTCTGCTGCTCCTACTTTAGCAAGACCGATTACTTGTGGTGCTCTTGATACAACAATGTAGTATGATTCGTCATCAATAATGAATAATGCATCGCTTTGAGCATCTGAGTCTACAATCATAGGAATACCATCGTATGAAGTTTGACCAGTGAATCCAAACATTGCTGCTGAACCATTGAATCTTTGATTGTCGTCCATTAACTCGAACAGTTTATCTCTTACTGCAGGATTACAAACAATTCTTAAGTTACTTCTTAGAGCGCCTTCAACTTCAACTTTTCTAGCTGCACCTCTGATTAGAGCTGTAGTTAGTGCACCACCAACTGCTTCGTATGTGTCAGTTGCAGAGTCTGGAGCTAATCTATTAGCAGTACTTCTTGTTAATCCGTACAGAGTAGTATTACCTGCAGAATCAGCAACAGCTTCTAAACCTAATAGTTTGTTTCCTGTACCGTCAGCTTGTTCAGTGAATAGGTCTTTGTTAATGTCTTTCATAACATCTCTCATAGCTTTTTCAACTTCGATTCTGAATAAATCACCAACAGCAGCTCTTGAGTGAACTAATGTGAAATCTGACACACTAACTCCAAGTCTGTATTCTTTAATTGGTGTTTGTAATTTTAATTTATTCATGTATTTTTTATTTACACTTGAATCATCTGGGTCTACAGCTAATGAAGTTTGTTGTGAAGTTCCAATTCTCCAACCGTATTTATTTGAACCTTCAATGTTGTCTACTTTTCTTAGAGCACCGAATAAGTTAGTTTGGTTGTTGAATGTGTCTACTAGACCTGGAACAAATACATCAGCAAATTCTACACTGTTTTGTGTGTATGTTGAAGCGTTTGAATCTTGGTTTAGTGTATCTTTGAATTGTAATTTGTTTGCAATTTCAATTTTAGTTCCATTACATTTAACATCTAATGTCGTGTGTAAAGGGATACCTGTACCTCTTAATGCGCCTTCTACTCCTGATTCTTTGAAGTATAAACTTGCAGCAGAGTTATATTTAACTTTATTAAATTCTTTAGCTTCTAGAGCTTCAGACATTTCTTTAATTGAGATATTCATTTTATTCTCCATTTTTTCTTCTTTTACTTTAAGTACTTTTTTTTCAACTTTCAATTCGTTAAGAACTGCTTCTTTAAACTCTTGTGATTGCAAAAGTTCCTTAACAGATAAACCTTCAACTTTATTATTTATAAAATTTTGCTCTTTTTGAGCTATTTCTGTTGCAGGTTGAGCAATCATTTCTTCAATCTTAGATTCAACAGTGCTAGTTTCTACCACAGTTTCTTCTAATTTTGTTTCAACGATAACTTCTTCTTTTGTTTGAGTTTCATTAACTACATCGCTTGATTTGGATTCCATTTGTAATTCAATTTCTTTATACATTACTGCATAAGGATTCATTTGCATTCTACTCTTTGCAATAGCAGTACCACCATAGCCTGTAAGCTCGTCTATAAATCTTGCAGGTTCATTGTCAATTCTAATTGATTTGCAATGTCTATCATCTGTACTGTATTCAATAGAGAATCCTCCAAAAAATCCATCTTCTATTCGTTGTTTAATCTCTTCGTGAGACATATCTCCTCTATAATACTCATTTAGTTTCATCTGAACTTTCACACCGAAATGTCCATCTTCTAGCTGTATAACTTCAGCCGTAGGTAACAAGTAACCAACAGCATCAAGTTCAGGATTGTTCTCTTTAATCCAATCATGGCTTAAAGATACAAGTCTATAAGCACCCATGTCATCACCTACTTGCGTAGTCTTATTAATATAAGCTGTGATTTGTTCTAGTGCTTTTCTTGACAATATATCTCTTCCTCTATCAAGATGAGATGTAGCAATAATTCCCTCGTAAAGTTTAGTATCTTCTTTAAATTCTAAGGATTTTATACAGATTTTTTGTTCCATTGAGGTCATCTCACATATACAATGAATTTATAAATTTATAAATCTTGTGGAGAATTATACTTCCAAACATAATTACCTACTGATTTATAAGAAATATTTCTACAACATAAACTTATTGAAGAACTTTCTAATTTTAATTCTCTTTCGACATCTGCAATGCTATCCCAAGTTCTGATAAAATTACCTTTTTTATCGTATTGGTCTACTTTTTTACTTAAAGGGAAATCTTTTCCTTTTTTATTTTTCCAAGGAGCTTTCATCAAATTATTTTTATATGCGTGCAAATGATTTTCAGAATAAGTGCACCATTCTAAATTATCTACAGTATTATTTAACTTATTTCCATCTATATGATTAACACAAGGTTTATTATCTGGATTAGGAATAAAAGTTTCTGCAAGTAACCTATGGATTGTTTTATGGTAAGATTTACCTATAGCATACTCCATATATTTACTTGATTTTAAAGGTTTTAATATTTTTAATTTATTAGAATTTAAATATCTTAAACTTAACAATTCTCCCGTTTTAGCTAATGCATAATTAGGATAATCTTTTAACTTGTAAAACTCAATGTTTTCAAATAGAATAATTTCTTCTTGTTTCATCTTTCTCGACCAAAGATGAGAGATAGGTCGAGTATCTCTCATTAATTTTATATATATTTAATTATTTATAAATCTAAGGATTCCATAAGGCTTCTCGAGTTCCTTTGCTATTGGCCACGTTTCTTTTAGTATTAGCCTTTCTTTTTTTATCGTCCTCATTTAAAACTTCTGAGTTAGATAATTGATTCTGCCCCATAGTATTATTTTCTACTTGTAATTCCATAGTGCTTTCCTCTAAATCTTCTTCTTTTAACATCAAATATTCTCTAATTTTATTCATAGTCAATTGTTTTCCTTGACTTTGTAAGATAGATTGAATTTTAGTTAATGTGTCAGCATTCATTGAATTGATTTGTGCTTCTTTCACTTCATCGGCTTTATATTTACGATTGAATTTGATTGCCCAACCAAGTTCCTCAAATAATTGACTGTTAAGTAAATCTTCTAATGAATCTTGTAAGTCTGAAATCCTGTTCCAGTAACCACTCTCAGATAAACCTCCACTATCTCCACCAGTAGCAGAACTACCAATCAAGAACGGGATTCTAGAAATAGGGATACCGAATGCAAATGCAATATTAGATGTAGTGTACAAAGCTAAATCTTTATACTCTAAATCTTTTGGGCTGCCTTGTAAATCTTCAATCTTCATTTCACCAGTGAATACTAAGTTACCATGTCTGTTTTGGATTCTTTTATACTTTCTTAACTGCTCAATTAAGAATTCGTGATTCTTACTTCCTGCAAGTTCTTTAGGTAATGTGAATACTTTATCTGGAGCTCCACCATTTTCCATAAACGAAATCATATTTTGTTTAACTGTAGTAAGCAAAAATATCTCTGCAGCTAAAGCCTCTACAGGTGAGAATCCATATACTTTACCGTCAAGCGCTAAGTATCTGAAATGTATAATCTCGTCAGTTGAGAACTTGGACATGTTATCCATTATATTTTGTTCATAACCATAAATGTCGTACTCATCGTACAGAATACTCATAGTACTTGATGCAACATAATCTAATTGTTTCTTATTCTTGATGTCCTCATCTTCTGCAATCTTAGACTCTAACTCTTTTATTTGCAGAGAACTAAACTCGCCTTGATATTTAAGTAATACTTCTTTAAGTGCTGCAGTGATTTCTTTCTTAGTTACTTTACCTTTCCATAAATAACCATCTCCAGTAACGAATGCATCAAACAACATTGCACGTAATATTTCCTTCCCTCTCTGGTTTCTCCAGAATTGAGTAGCTCTTCTAAGTTCAGTTTTACCAAGTGCAGAACCATCAGGTTTAGTCCATTCAGGTCTATCACCTAACATGTCTGTGATAGGGATACTAATAGTTGCAACAAGTTCTGGGCTGTTCTTGAACTTACGCCAGAATTCTTTATAACTTGTTTCTATTATTCTAGAAGGGTGTAATACTGATGCTGTTGAAGCAAGAGAAGTGAACATAGGTCGATTATCTGCTTTTTGTGTTGATATTCGACTTGACATGAATTGAGCTACTGGAATCATTTTTTAGTTTCTGTATAAGGTTTCTTTATAATCTCTACAATCTTTTCAAAGTAATAAGTAATCATTATCGCCATTAAACCATAACTTAATATATTTCTATATTCGACACAGTACCAGATAATTAATCCTGTAACTAATATATTAATAATCAGAGTTAATAGGAATATGAATTTGTCCCTTACTTGATATTCTGCAGAGATTATATTCGCCTGCATACGAATACTATAACTTTTATTATTTATAAAAGTTCTTATTTTTTTAAAAAATAAACTGATTTTTGATTCAGGTTTGATTGGCTTGCCCATTGGAACGGCAAGACTTTTCTCTACAGGTTTAGATTTCTTACTCGAAAATATCATGTCCTAGACCTTTGATTTCGTTCATAATTTTTTGTACATACTCTTCATATTGCTCTTCAGTCATGATAATGTTTCTCTGTAAATCAATATGTCCTACGTTAGCTCTTAATTGTAGAAGTTGTTTTGCAATGTCTCTAACCTCTCCTTTCTTAACCCAACGCATATGTTCAATATATGTTTTAAGTTCATCCTCGTTCATAGTAATTCCTGAATCTCCAATCTTCTCATAAATTTCTTTAGTAGATAATTGTAAGTTAGCTCTATCAATCTTATTTTGAATATCTTTAATATTCCAAATTCTCTTGAAGATTTGTTCTTGCTGGTTTCTAATGCTAGTTCTTAAAGTGTCATTGTGTAATGCTAACTTCCAAGCAAGTGAGTCTGGTTTAAGTGAGTCATATTGTCTAAGTTCTGAGATAAAATGAGCTTCCTCTGCAGATAATGAATCTTTAATTGCTTGATGCATATCTTCTTTTGTTTTTTCTGTTCTAAATCCTTTTGCCATAATATTAATTATAGTATATACCTAGTATATAAATGTTTGCATAAAATTTATATAGAATAGAGATTATATTATATTTAGTCTTATTTGTGATTCGCTCACGGAGTTGTTAAAAACTTGGTAATGAAAATAAGACTAACTAAATCTTACAATTACAAAAACTACACCAGTCATCATCTTCTGCAGAAATTATGTTTCCACAAGTATGTCGATAAGCATCATCATATTTTTTATTTTTTGTAGGGCCAATTATCTCAACTGATACTGGAGGATTTTCTGGATTGATAATTAAATAAGATAATAGAGCAAGTGAATCTGGCACATCGTCAAAATCACTTTCATTCTGATGGTGAATCATCATTCTACCAGAAGTAGAAGTTTTCATCATTAAAGATTTTAATTGATAATCTCCTTCATCAGTATAAGGTATTTTAATACCGTATTCTCCTTTAATATTTCTTTCTGCAAGTAATTTTAATATAGTATACATCGAATTCTTTTTTTGTAATGAAAAAGGAACTGGAATAATTTGTATTCCAAATTCTCTGATTTTTTTAATCCAATCTGAAATTGCATTTCCAGGACCATTACTATCAAATCCAATCATTGCAAATTTATCTGGCCCTATCTCTTGAATTAAAGAAACTAAATCATCAATTATTATATTATATGGAGTTTGAATAGGATATATTTTTATTTCATGAACATATACTCCATTATTTTTTGGTACACCTATTATTCTACAAGTATGATCGTGAGATTTTGCAAAATCTAAAGAAATATAAAATTGTTCAGTACTTATAATTGGAATATAAGATTCTCTTTGTTCTTGCATAGCACTAACTTCTTCAGGTAAAAAAAATGCTCCATCACTTGATGAAAAAATTGCATCCATAGTACTTTCAGCTTTTGCTCTAGGAAAAATCCGTTTATTCTCAGTATATTCTTTTAATGTATTGTCAGGATTATCTAAAAAAGTAAATCTAAATTTATGGAAAACATCTCCTACCCATAATTTATAATATTCATTTGCAGTCCCATTAGGGTTAGAGAATATCATTAAATCTCCTTTAGTTTGAAATAATCTAGGCAAAATTACTTGATATAATAATTCTGCTTGATTATCCATAAATGCATATTCATCTAAACCTATCCAAAATGCTGGAATACCTAAACTTGCTTCTGATGCAGGAGAACAAATTATTCTTGAATAAGGCAATTCTTTTTGAATTATTTTTCCTTTATCATCTATCATTTCTTCAAAATGAGTAAAATGTATTTCAGTAGTATTATCTATTTCACCAATACTATATTCATAATCCATTATACTATTTTTCAATATTAATTTTATTTGTTTAAGTAAATCTTTGGATTGAGACATGGTTTTTGATAATAATAATACAGTTTTACCTGGATTTAATAATGCTTTATGGATTGCTTTTATCGCTAAAGAATACGACTTGCCACACTGATTTGCAGCACAAAAAAGTATTCTATTATGGTTATGATTTAAAATTAAGTCTTGATAAGAACGCAGACGAATCGAATTAGATGTTCCTGGAACTCTAAAAAATGCATAAGCATATATTGTAACATCTTGTAATAAAGAATAAGCGTAATTCCTTTGTTCTTCGGTCCCTTCAAGATAATTCTTTGCAATAACTTCGTCCCATTTCCTAAATTTTTCTTCAGTAATAGTGTTCATCTCTTCAGTTACACCATCTGCAACTAGATTAGGAATTAATTCACTATATCTTCCTTTTTTAAGAAATGGTCCTTCATATTTAGTTTTCATTCACATATCTCCAAATATAATTTTTAAAAGTTAATTTTCTTTTTTTACAACAACCTATTATAGCAGAACCATCTCTTGACCCTAAATATATCGCGGCTTGTCTTGCACTTTCCCAAGTTTTAATAAAATTTCCTTCTAAATCATATTGATTTACTGATTTGCTCTTAGCATTTAATTTACCTATTTTATTAAAACTGGGATTATTATTACCTTTTATTCCTAACCAAGGTTTATTTGCTTTTTTTCCTAGAATTTTAAATGCATGTAAATGATTTTCACTTGATGTACTCCATTCTAAATTTTCAACTCTATTATCATTTTTTATTCCATTAATATGATTCACTTGAGGTTTATTTTCTGGATTTGGTATAAATTGTAAAGCTACTAATCTATTAATTCTAAAATTATATGTTTTTTTATCTTTATATAATATTACTCCTAAATATTTATTATGATTATATGCAGATTTCAATAATTTATATTCTTTTTTTTTGTATAAATTCATACTTAATACTTTTCCACATTTACTAACAGCATAATTAGGAAAATCTTTTATCTTATAAAATTCAATATTATCAAATAATATTATCTCAGAATTATTTTTTTCTTCCATCTTTCTACACAAAGTGGAGGACTGGTGTAGCAATCCTCTAAATATAGTATATACTTGATTATTTATAAATGTTGTCATTTCAACATATTCTCCAGTTCAATATTGAACTTATCTGCAGGTACGAATACATTACTCAATACTTGTGACCCGTTTGCACAATTACTCATATCATAAATGGTTTTTCTCAAGTATGCATTCTCGCCCATGATTGCTAATTTATCTACAACTAACATGTCTGGTGTTGCATCTATAAATGATAGCTTGTAGACCATGTAAGACTCATTATTATCAAAGATTGCAGTATTAGGCCCTAGTATATCGCTTGGGAATTTGTAAGGGAAGTTATATCTAAGTAATGCTGACTTGATTTGACGTTTCTCGTCAATCATTTTAACTTTAGTCAGATAACTGAACGCACCTTTATCTGGGAACGAGCCTGCAAATGCATGAAACTTCATAGAATAGTATCCTAAGTTAGTCACTTCACCATACGGGTCTTGTTGTGGGTCGTTAGAGATTGTCATAGTAAATCCGTGCAGGTTATCAGTATAGAACTCAGTCATATCCTCATCTGTGTCCAGAATTACTTGGAAATCGCCTGATACTTGATTGATTATGAAAACAATCTTATTCGGTCGTTTAATCAACTTCCAGATATTCTTGCCATCTTTCATAACACCAAAAACAAACATAGTTTGTTCTGTTTGATATATTTTATTCATGGTTGGTACCTCATCATATTATATAGATGATACTCAGCTATGTGTTTTTCAAAATCTATAGCTTCTTTCTTTTCCTGCAGAGTAATAATCTCTATCTTGTGTCCGTTTTGTAGTTTAAGTTTCATAGTGTGTCCTCATGCGGTTTTGAGTGTACAGGATACTCAATCGGGTCTGGTCTAGTGCCTAGTATAACTACATACTTCCAAGATTTAGGTGCAAATGCTTCTGGTTTCTTATCACTTACAGGGCATGGATGGAATGGACTTAGTCCTAGTTTATTTGCCCACTTGAAACACCATTGAACAAATAATAATTGTCTTGCAGGGTATCTATCTTTAACTTCACAATTATCTTTTAACTTCTTAGCACGAAATATCTTCCAGAGAGATACTTTATTATTTGCAGGATTAAGATTGATTGCGCCTAAGTCTGCTGCAAAGTCTGGAAGTGCTTCCTTCTTGATTCTTATTTCCAACATTTCCCAATGCCCAATATCTGGGATAGAATAACCCTCTCTTTCTAATTTCATAGGATACTTTCTTTCAGACATTTCTTTTTCCATCTGTTGTAATCCTCCATAAACTAAATCTTTACCTGCAACAAAAGAAGTTGTATAAACTAATATGATTACATGTGCCATGTTAATTATATCTCCAAATAAATCCACCCGTAGATTTATATCCTCGCTTATTTGCACATACTGCAGAAATAGTTGAAGTAGCAATATTTAATTCTCTTTTTACATCAGATAAACTATCCCAAGTTTTAATAAAATTGCCATTTAAATCGTACTGATTAACTTTTTTACTATTAGGGCATAATTTTCCTATTTTACCTAGCCAAGTTTTTTTAGGTTTTTGTAATCCTATTTTAAAACAATGAATCATATTTTCAGAACCAGTACACCATTCTAGATTTTCAACGTTATTATCATGTTTAACTCCATTAATATGATTAATTTGAGGTTTATTTTCAGGATTAGCTATAAATTGTTTTGCTACTAATCTATGTACACAATATTTTTTTTTATTTAATGTTAGAATAACATAACCTTGGCTAAATTTAGTATTTTTTAAAATTATATTTCTTTTGATAGAATATACTTTTCCACATTTACTTATATAATAATTAGGAAAATCTCTTAACTTATAGAATTCAATATTATTGAATAGAATTATTTCTTTATTTTCTTGTTCCATCTTCCACGAAAAGACGGTAGATGTTCGTGGCATCCACCTAAATAAAGTATATACTTGATTATTTATAAATGTTGTCATTTTTCTTCGGATTTAGTATCAATTATTCTTGAGGCTTGTCTAATTTTTGCAGAAATTTGGGCATGCGATACGATATTTATCTCAGTATTTAACTTGCTACCATGTAAGTTTTTATGTAAATCAGATAAAAGTGTAGTATAATCATTTAAATATTTCCTTGTGCTTTCTGTTAGCTTACCATATTCCTTAATATCTTGTCGCATTTGATGGTCCACGAACAATTTCATCTTAGCTGCGACCTCTTTTTGTACTTCTACAGGATTATTCATCTCCTCGACCAATTCCTTCCACTTTTCTGGAGTAATGTCTAATAGATTAGTATTGTTTGATAGAATTAACTCTTCTGGTACTTTAACATTCTTGAATTCCTCAGAGTCCATATCAATTATTTTCATTTTTTAGTCACCTTTAGTTTTATGGTCTTCAAACTTACCGTCTTTATATCTTATATATTTTTGGATTGTATTATTATTATTAATCACAAAACCTTCTACTTTTCTATAGCTTACTTGAACACAATAAACCTCGTACAGGTGATTAAGGAAATCTAATGTAAGGATTGCATTACCTGTATATACTTCAGGAACTATATCTATAAAAAATGGTATTTTTTTAGACTGGAACGGATAAATTAACAATTCTCGCTCATAATTTAGATTTCTAATCTCGAAATTTTCATTTATGTTAGCTTTTGCAAATATATAAAATTTATGCTTTAAATTATCACCATATTTAATCTGACCCATACCTATCCACTCACCAAATACTCCTGAACCTTCTAATAATTCATTTTTTAATATTTCTCCAAATGTGTTTAACCAATCTCTTAAACCTTTATATGAAACTGCGCCATCTAATTCGCTTTCAAAATAAACATTATTTCTTTGTGCAATCAATAATTGACCATTTAGTTTGAAAAAACCTAAATTACTTCCATCTAATTTTTCAGTGATAGTAATTTCGCTTACTTTATATCTTACAGTTTTAGGGTATAGTGTCAATTGTTTCATTTTTAGTCTTTTTGCAGAAGTACTTTCTTTACTCCTTGGTGTTCGATTACAGTTTCAGAGATTACATCTCCTTGTACCCAGCCAGTGCTTTCCAATACCTCTTTAGTCAATGCTATAGTATGTACTGGTGGCTGTTTATTTAGTCTTTGAATTTTTACCATGCTGCTTTGCTCTTTTTTTAGATTTTTTAGGTTTTTCCACTGGAACTGAAAGTGTCTGCAGTAATACATTAATTGTAGATTGATTGTCTGCAAACCTCTCATATTCTTTCCATGAACTGTTCTCGAAAAAACAATCATCACATACTAAAGCTGCTTCATTAGTTTTAAACATTTTAAAATGCTGACCTACTTTCATTGCATATCTCTGATTGCAATCTGCACAAGTATAAAATCTTATTACGTTTACCATAGTAGTATTTAGTATATACTACTATATAAACCTTTCGGAAAAATTAGACTAAATGTTGTGCCGTAGGCATTGCAAGTATAGAAATAAGGGGGTGATGAAGTATGTCGACTCTAAATTGAATAACTATAGGCAATGCAAAAATAATAACTATTGTTCAAATGGAAATTAATAATGTTATTCTATACTTACAGAAGTTAAAATCTGGATGAGATTAAGGAGGCTCGGAGAAATTAACTTCTAGTACCTACGGTACACCCTTATTTATATACTTTTTGGTTAGAATTATACAAAGTAGAGAGAATTACTCTCTATGGACTAGCTTAAAGATGGTGGTTTTACCACAACAATAAAACATTTTGCCTTATAATAGATTTGTGCACAATCCTCTAGACGTCTCCAGATTAATATAAGGGAGTAATAATTATAATATTTTAAAATTTAAATAGTTTTCGGTAATTTAGATTCTGCAAGATAGAAAAGCCTTTGCATTCTTTGCTCCATTGTATCTCGGTCACCACAGAACTCATATGTGAAGTCGTACTTCTCGCTCATAGTGTGGAGTGCTTTAAGGACTGGTTCTGTTTTGCCCTTGATTCTCTCTGCACCTCTGAACTTCTTCTGCAAGAAGTCAGATTCCGAACATTCTATCATAACATGGATTTGTATCTGGTTAGTTTGGGCTCTTATGAATTCTTTACGGAATCTCTCGTGGTTTTTGCCTATTATGGAACCGTATAAATCTGCTCCAGATTTACGTTCTATGTGAAAACGATTCTCGAGTGCAAGTGTAGAATAATCTCCCACGTTTAGCTTACGTTTGATGAATCTCTCGAATGGTATGGCGAGTTTCTCACGAGTATCAACCAACACTAGAGATTTATTCATTTGTGCCATTTTGTATATTGTCTAATAAATGCCAAGAATCTAAATAATTGTCGAATTTATGATATACTACAGGATTAATAGTCAATCTCACACAATTAGAATATGGCTCTATTTCTTTTTTTGGAATTATATAATAAGAATAGGATTCTTTTTGTAAGTCTAATATTGCGCAAACTAAATAATCAAAATTTAAATTTTCTACATTTGCACCTAAATGGATATTTGCATATTTTTCTATAGAACCATCCGCATGTAATTTATTTCCATTATGACTAGCCCTAGAAGTTTTTATTTGCAATCGTAAATAATCTCCTTTTTGGTTTCTTATTATACAATCACTATGATTCATATCTAATATGGGTGTGTATATCTCATATTCGGGTTTATGTTCCATTAATTTGTGAATAATTAAAAACTCACCACTTTTTCCAAAGATTACATTTAATCTTCCTGGAGTCAATTTCTTTTCTTTTTCCATATACTATTCTAAATTTAAATGTTTATAAAGCTTTGGGTTGTGTTATAAAGTGTTTTTGTGTTTTTTTATTTAAAGTATATACGAGCTGAAAGTGATTTGCGAATTATTTGTTGACTACTCTCACTCCCAGTTCTCCCATTTTGTCACTACTACCCCCTAATGAAAAGTTTTTTATTTATATATAATTTGTTATTACTATAATATGACAACATAAGTTTATATGGTTATTAGTATTAGTTATATTATGAGTGAGAGAGAGACAGAGAAAAGGAATCACTCAATTATAACAAATGGACAACACAACAATATATTTATTTATAGTACTATGCTTTTGCATAGGGTGGATAATTGGGTTATATGTACAGAGTAAACCTAAGTATGTATATAATATTAATAGTAAGAGGTATAATAAAAAATGACAACAGATAAAATAAAACTAAAAAGTCTTCTTAAAAAGACTCAAAACGCCTTACAACAAGATATTATTGATTATTATCTTGATTGTGATAATATTAAGGGACACTTACAAGATGTATGCCATCATGGTTGTATAAGTGGTAGCGTTAGCCATTTAATTTATTACAAAGATACTAATGAATATTATCAAAAGTTTAAAACTGAAATATGGGATTTATTACAAGAAGATAGTGAGAACTTAGGATTTAATAATATTATGTCTTTTATAGCTTCTCTTAATGGTTGCAATAATGTAGACAGTGAAGAACAATTATTGAATCTATTAAGTTGGTACGCTTTCGAAAGCGTGAGTAATTGGATATTAAGCGAACTTGAAGAAAATTAAATTCAGGTGGGGAAAGATTACAGAACTATAAAAAATGAACTATCAAATGTTAAAAATTAAACAAAATTTAGAAATTTCAAGAGAATTTACTAAAAATCAAGATATTAAGGCGAAAATTAACCAAAAAATTAAAGATTTAACTTTAAAATTTGATTAAATTTGTCACTAAGTTATAATTAAAAGTGACATACCACTTTTTGAGTACAAAATCGACTTGAGGAAAATAAAAAAAAAACTTTTTGATTTTGGCTTTTAGTAAAAAAAAAGTAGATGTAACCTTTTTACTGTTACATAGTTACAAAAAATAACTAATAATATTTAAGCAAAGATTAAAACAAATAAACTAAAAAAAAGCATATATTTATAAGTATAAGTATACTTACTCTTATAAATACTTATAATAAACGTATAAGTGTGATTAATTAATAAAAAAATAGAACAACTACTTTTAAAAAAGTAGACAAAATAAACAAAAATGGAAAAAGAAAATAAAATAAAATGTAGCTCTTGTAATTATGAATGGGTCACTAAAAGTAAAATGAAATATGTTTCTTGCACTTGTTGTAGAAAAACATTATTGAATCCTATTTTTATAAAACTAGGAGAATAAACAACAGAATAGAAAATGGACAAAGATTTACTTACTATTCATATGGAGATTAAAAAAAGTTTAGCTCATATTATGGAAAATCACCAAAAATTTAAATTAAGTCATAAAAAAGAAGTGGATAAATATTTTAAATCATTAAGGGGAAAACAAAACCTAGAATATATTTATATAGAAATGGACAGATTAAAAGCAAATATAGAAGAAATAAATAAATATTTGGATTATGTGAGAAAAGATTTAAAAGATAGTATTTATAATACTGAAGATTAACAAAACAAAATATAATAAACTGAGACTGAGAAAAATGAAAACAGAACTAAAAACATATATTAAAGAGAATTTTGGAACTTTAATCAATAAAAGATTAAATGTATTAAATGATTATGGTCATGAAGTGGATTTAAACAGATTTATAGAAGACATTTCACTTCTTGCAATAAATGGACAAGATGAAAAACATTACTATAAGGTTTTAGACTCTTATGACGATTATAAATTTAGCTTAAGTGATAGATTATCTTGTTATAATGATAATATTGAAGATGAAAATTTAGGGACTCTGTTACAATTTGTAGAAAAACAAGATGAAATCTTTAATATAGATTATTATGATAACGATTGGATTTTAGAGCATATCACAAATATATTAGATATTGAAAAGATATGGGATTATGATTTAATAACAGAAAGTAGAGGAGATTTATATTTTCATTGTCCATATTTTGATAAATTAGATTTTAACTCAATTGATGAACTAGATTTAAGTAGTTCAGACATTGAAA